AAGTCGCGGGTGTAGTCTTTCACTTCACCGGCGTAGGCGTAGCGCAGTTTATATAATCCGGAATCCCCGAACTTGCTTTTTTCACCGCCATTGGCGTATGAAGCGAGCGACATAGTGGCCTCAGCGAGTGAGTTGTATTGACGGTTGAGTTCGTCCTCCTCCTCGCGTGATCCGGCAACGTCCTCATGCACCAATTCCCACTCCTCCAAATCAATGGTTTCGCCATGTTCAGCGAGGCGACCTGACCAAAACGCTTCGTCATCTTCCGTCATCTTCTGCGCCTCACTCATCGCGACCGGCGCGGCGGGTGTAGGTGCGGCAGGTGCGGCAGGTGTCGCCCCGATGATTTCAAGGGAGTAAGGAGCGATTTGAACCGGTTGGCCGGTAATATCACTCAGCGCCTCGGTGATGATAGCCTGCATGGGCTTAATCACATACGCATTGAAGATAGCGAGTGCCTGACGCATCTCGTCGGTATTGCTGCCCAATCCCCCGCCCGTATCGCGCACACCAAAAAGAAGCGAGGACGTGACGCGGTGACCTATCATCACCTGCTTCGTGGATTCCTCAGCGAGAAACTCATATTGCTTATCGGCGTCTGAAATCGGGAAGGTGGTGATCTGCGGCGGTGTCGTGCCGGGGTCGGCGAATGTGAAGAATGCCTTACCTGCGTTACGCGCACCGGCAGCGTGGGTATTCCATTCGCGGATGATTGCGGCCTTGTCGTCGGGGTCGGGTACTCCGTTAAGGAAGTTCACCATGAATGCCGGAAACAGGCCGTTGAGAATGTTATTGACGTGGTACACACCTATCTGACGCGCGAGTTCAACGTAGTTGATCGACGGCCAATAATCCGGAAGCGAATAGTATTCACTTCCAGGGTTGGTGAGCTGCGCGATATACACCTGCCGTTTGTTCTCCTGATCGTTCTTATTGAATATCGGGATGAACACGGGTTTGTTCTTGCGCTCATTGCGCCAGTCGCGCGAGTAATAAATGCCGGTAATCTTGTCGTCGTCATTTGCCTTCGCAATCCGGCAGCATTCGGCGGGAAGGTGGTTAATTGTTGCGACCTGTTCACCACTCACTGACCAAATGACTTCCAAATAAAACGCGCCCTGCACCTTCAGGTCACGCGACACAGCGTCCACGACCTTGTTCAGCTTCCATCGCGTGGCGTCAATGGTGCTAATTCCTGTCACGCCGTCACCGGCGATCATCTGCGATATGGAAGTACACAGCGCACCGTGAACGGGTGACGACCGCGCCATGTCGAGCAGGTAATTGGGGAACAGGTTGTCATCGCCCCACTTCACCCACCCGCCGCGTTCTTCCTTTTCGGATGGCGCAACCGGCGTGTAATCCGCGAGTTTAACACTGTATAATTTATCCTTGGTAATTGACATTGGTTGGGATGGTAATGTTTGGCGCGGTGTAGTAGTTGATGGCTGCGCTCAATCGTGCCTTGCCCTGTTCAACAAGTCCGACGACCGCAGCGTTATTTGGGTCGAGGTTCGATGATGAGTTCTGACCATACACGCGGTATTGATATTGACCTTCAAGCAGCGCACCTGTGGTATCAACGTCCAACTTGGTTATCCGATAATTCTCATAGTCCACCAAGGCGATACAGGCGGTGTTATCCGCTCCTGCGCCGTGTTCATCGTATGTGAGCACGAACAGATAATGCGTGAATACAGGCAGGTGCGGGCGCATCTCCTGAAGCGTCAGGTAGAGTGTTTGACCGGCTTGGTTTGTATTCAGGTAAATCATGTGCGAAAGTTACAAAAAAAGCGGCAGGCTATCACCCCTGCCGCTCCCATACATCAATGCTCCGTAATTACGAATTGTAACCCGGAGAGACGGTAATGCCCGCGAAGTTGTCAAACGGCGTGGTGGTGAACGATTCAAGGCGTTCTGCTGCAAATCTTTCTTCAGCCACAATCTCGATGTTATACCCGTTCAAATCCCCTTTCGCAGTACCTGACTGCGCAGTGGTGTTGAACGTAGTACCTTCAAGGCGACCAACGCACCAGATATTGTCCATGCTGTCACGCACGAATACAATCGGGTTAGCCGCTGAGGCGTTCATCAATTCCTTCCGTTTGGCGGCAGACATACGGCCAAGAACGGCAGTCACCGTCTGCGCGTAGAATCTTGTGCGGTTGGTTTCGTTGATGGTCGCGACCTCCTGCCATGAGGAAGAAGAACGCGCGAGTTTGTAGCGGTAGATGGTTGCGGTTGGCAGTCCGTCGATTTCGCCTGTGCCGTTATCGAAGGTGATGCCCGCCTCGAAATCGCCCCAGTTACCAACGAAAATTTCCTTGATGCCGCCGAGTGCTTCCTTGCAATCGTCGAGAAATCCTTGTGTGAGTAAGCAACTCATTTTTGAAATGGTATTGAAAGCAGGGAGGTGTTACCCTCCCCGCTTAATGTTTATGACAATCCAGGACCGTAAGCTGCGATCTCGTTTCCGAATCCGTAGTTTGTTCCTGCGAAGAATGTCGCGTTGAAACGCACGGTTTTGTCGAGGTTCACAGGCTCCATGTCGATGACTTGGATATTGTTCCAATCGCTGAGTTCGTTTGTACCGAACCACAGGTTGGACTTCTGCGCCATGATCATCGTGTTGGCAGGCATACCGGGGCATACAGCGATTTGGAATCGGCCCATGTAGAGCTTTGGAACTTCAGGACCGGCTGTTGCATACCATCCGTTTCCGGCTGCGATCTGCGCAGTGAGGTAAGCCTCCCAGCAGTTGTAACTCATGTAGATGATTGGTGCTTCGGCTGCTGACTTGATAGCCAACGGACACTCGTCGATCAGGTTGCGAAGCGCAACGAGAATGTTTGCGTTGGTGGTCGCAGTCGATCCGTTGACGATGGCCAATGGAGAGGATACGAAGTTGACGGTATTGTCAGCGTCGATCTGCGTGATGAGGCCTGCGTATGAACTGGCGCTCGCCGTGCCTGTCCACAACATCGTTTCATTGATCTGTGCGATCTTCCCCATCATGGTCATCACGAGTGCTTCAGACACGCTGTTGATGTTTCCGTTCTGCGCAGCCAGTGCCTCCCAATCCGGAAGGAATGTGATCTTGCACAGTTCGCGTGGATAGGACAGGTCGACGAGTTGCAGTGTGCGCTCGTCGAATGTCACCGTACCGCCCGGCGTGAATGTACACGCGGGTTCGGTGAAGGTCGTACCGTCATCCTGAATGCGGCGGATTTTGAGTTTGTTGGGAACTTGCGTCTTTACAGTGATGTGCTGCAAGGATTCATTACTCAGGAAGGCTGCTGACAAGTATTCGCCAGCGACTGCACCTGCGTATGTCGTAGTAAGACTGACTGAGGTTGGCATTTCTTATTGCGGTGTTTGTGTGTGTGATTGATTAGTTGCGTGAGGCCATCAGTGCTGCGATTTTCTCAGCGGGTGATGCGTCTCTTGGTGTTTGCGCTTTTGTTTCGGTCTTGAACTTCACGTCCTTTACCGACTTCGCAGCGGGCATCTTTTCGAGTTCTGCGATTTTGGCCTTCGCCTCGCTCAACTTGGTGGTTGATTCAGTGAGTTTGGTGTTTGCTGCGCTGAGTTTAGTTTCAGAATCCACATTCTTCGCTTCAAGCGCAGCGACACGCTCAGAGAGTTCTGCATTCTGCTTGGCGAGTTGCTCAACGACATCCGCGAAATTCTCAGAGGATTCAACCTCGTAGGGTTCGATGACTGTGATCTTCCCGCCCTCGACAATGATCTTGCTTACACCGTCGATGATATGTTCACCATCGGGTGCGGGTTGTGGGTTGCCGTCAGTGTCAGTGATAAACACTTCCGAACCGACTGCGAACTCCGCATCCGGTGACATTACCTCGACTCCCTCTGCGGTAGTACCTTTGGCCATCATTTCGACATTCTGTTCATCCTCAGAGAGCTTAATGCCCTTGATGTTGTATTTGGCGAGAATGCCCTTGATTTGTTCTGCGATCTTCATGATTGTAGCGTTTCTACGCCTATAACGAAAATTTTGCTTTTTTCTATCGAACGTGCAGAAATTTGCATATATTTGACCCCGTAAACCAACACATACTACATCAATGAAACACGAAATCAAAGACGGCGACAGACTGATCGCCACGATTGAAACGCACGGACAGGCGATTGTCGTCGTGCATGAGCCTCAGAAAGAAATCAAACCCGTTCAGTTTGCTGACGACCGCGACACTTACGTTGAGTGTACGCCTGAGCAACGCGCGGAGATCATTCGGGTTGCGGATGAATATGGGCGGGAACTTTATGACGTTTCTAAAGACGTTGAATTTTATCGTCAGACGTACAAAAACCTTGCTTGGAACATGGATGATGATGGTCCGTATTTATACGAAACAAATCGGACAAAATTAGAGGATGCTGGTTGCCTTTGGCTTCCCTTCGACGAGTTCGTTTCAAGGCTGAAAGGGGAGTGGGCTGACGATGTAGAACGCATCATCCCCTTCGACGCTGAACGGTGGCGCAGTGGGGATTTCGTCAGGGTGCAGACGCGCGATGGGAGGGAGGTTAAGCAGTTGACGGAGTTTGAATCCGTAAAATTTGGTGAGCGATTTTCAGGCGTTTTTAATTTAAGCCTGAAACAATGGTATGAACATGGAGCGTTTTTAGACGCACGAATAGACGACCGCGACCTCATGCTCGTCGTTAAGGGTGAAGGAGGTAAGCCATGACCGACCCACGACTACCCGCCGGAGCGGAATTAGACCCCTCCGCGCCGTGGAATCAAGACGAGCCTCGCCTTTGTGTGTTTTGCGACAGCGCCGAAATCCTCAACCAAGAGGACGCGATACTCGACGCCGAACCCGACGACGACAAAGCAGCGAAGATGTACGCGGATTGGAAGGATGAGAACACCCACACCTGCGAACGGTGCTATATACCTGAATGACATGACCCCTGCCATAATCTTCGCGATGAACAATCGCCCAATCCAGTCGCAGATCATCTTCAATACCATTGACAGATTGCGCGGCGCGTTTCCGAAACTTGAATACATCGCCGCCGTGTCATGTGATGAGGATGAGGATTTGTGCGCACGTCAGGGCATTGATTACGTCATGTGTCCTCAGAACCTCGCGGGCCTGAAGTTTGAAACTGCGATGGACTACGCCCTGAAGCGCGGCCA